ACTGAAAAGTCTATTATGGAGCAAAGAGGGTTTGCACCTCAGTCTCTCTTAGAGGCTGCACCTGCAAACGCAATGGGTTCCTCGTCTTCCGTTGCTGGTGACGGTAACGTAGACATCTACGATCCAGTACTGATTTCTCTGGTTCGCCGTTCCATGCCTAACCTCGTAGCTTATGACATTTGTGGTGTCCAGCCTATGACTGGTCCTACTGGTCTGATCTTTGCTATGAGATCCCGCTTCGATAGCCAGACTGGTGCAGAAGCACTGTACAATGAAGCAAACACTGGTTTCTCTTCGAATCCTGTTGCTGCTCATGACAATGCTGTTGACGGTAACGCTGGTCAGAACCTTGGCGATCAGCCAACTGGCGAGTCGAACACCTACAACTTCCAAGCTGGTATGTCCACTGCTGATGCTGAAGCAATCGGCGGTAACACCACCTACACCATTCCAGAAATGGCATTCAGCATTGAGAAAGTCGCTGTGACTGCAAAGTCCCGTGCTCTGAAGGCTGAATACACAATGGAACTGGCTCAAGATCTGAAGGCAATTCATGGTCTGGATGCTGAAACTGAACTTGCTAACATTCTGCAAGCTGAAGTTCTGGCTGAAATCAACCGTGAAGTTGTAAGAACAATTAACCTGACTGCTGTAACTGGTGCTCAGAACAACGTTGCTTCTTCCGGTACTTTCGATCTTGACGTTGATTCCAACGGTCGTTGGATGGTTGAGAAGTTCAAGGGTCTGATGTTCCAGATCGAGCGTGAAGCAAACAAAATTGCTAAAGACACTCGCCGTGGTAAGGGTAACATCCTTCTGTGTTCCTCTGACGTAGCTTCTGCTCTGCAGATGGCTGGTGTTCTGGATTACACCCCTGCTCTGAATGCTAACAACCTTGAAGTTGACGATACAGGTAAGACCTTTGCTGGTGTCCTGAATGGTCGTATTAGAGTGTACATTGACCCATACTTCACAGGTTCGGGTGCTAACCAGTACATGACTGTTGGCTACAAGGGTGCAAACGCCTTTGATTCCGGTCTCTTCTACTGCCCATACGTTCCTCTGCAGATGGTCCGTGCAGTAGGTGAGAACAGCTTCCAGCCAAAGATCGGCTTTAAGACCCGTTACGGTATGGTTGCTAACCCATTTGCTGAAGGCGAAACTGCTGGTGCGGGTGCAATCACGCAGAATTCCAACGTTTACTACAGAAGAGTAACCGTTGCAAACTTGATGTAATCGAAACTGCACAATTTCATTATGTCAAAGGGGGCTTCGGCCCCCTTTTTTTATAAATACTCTTAGAATTATTAGGTGGAGTAAAACATGTCTTATTCAAATTTAATTCTTCAAGAACAGACAGATGAAAAAAAGAAAAAAAGAAGAGACTTGTATAGATTAGGTGCTGCTGCCTTAGCTGGTGGCGCTCTCACTGGCGGTATTGTTGCAAAGAAAACTTTGACACCAAAAAATTTAATTAAACATTATCAAGATACTGCTTTAAATGTGGCTAAAAAAATTCAAGCAGATCCAAGTATAGCCGGAACTCCATATGACTACAAAAAAGTAGAAAATATGACGAAAAGAGGAATCGCTGCAAGAGCTGCAGTTAAACCTTTACAAGGTGCTCTTATTGGTGGAGGTGCTGCTTTAGGTCTTGAACTTTTAAGACAGAAATTACGTGATCGTAAAAAGAAAAAGGCATTAGAAGAAGCAGGAAAAGATAGAGACAAAGATGACCTCTACTATAAGCAAGTGGATTTTGATCCTTATGCTCCACAATACACTGTTTCTCAATTAGCATCTACTGCTGGAGGAATTACAGGAGGTGCTTTAGGTTATACAGCAGGTCTTGCTGGTGGGCAGAAAATTGGATCTGCTCTTGGAAAGGCTTTGGGAATGGCAAGTCCTGTTCCGGGGTTTGGTATTGTGGGTGCTGGTCTTGGTGGTGCTTTGGGCGGTGCTTTAGGAACTGTCGGTGCTTATCAGCTTGCTAAAATGGCTCGACCAAAAAAGAAAAAGCCTAAGAAACTGGTACAGTATTACAGATAATGGCTATTCAAAATTCACAGCCTTCTTCTCTCAATTATATTCATCCTAATAATTTTACTTTTAGGGTAAAGAGACTTCCTGACCTCAATTTTACGGTTCAGTCTATTAACGTTCCCGGCATTTCTGTTGGACGTGTTGATCAGCCAAACCCTATTCAAGGTTCTCCTTTACAGGGTGACAGACTTTTCTTTGCAGATCTTTCTGTAACTTTTCTTGTTGACGAGAACATGGAGAATTTCAGAGAAATATTCACTTGGATGAGTAGAGTAACAAACCAAAGTTGGAAGCTTCCCGGTGACTATCATTACTCTACTGTTAGAGATGCTAAACCTGCTTCTGATGAAGGTTTATTTTCAGATATTTCAATTAATATATTGACTTCAGCTAAAAATCCTAATATAAGATTAAAGTTTACTGAAGCCTTTCCTATTCAGTTATCGGATTTGATTTTTGATTCACAATCAGACCCATCTCAGTTTGCAAAGGCACAAGTAGTATTCACATATCGAGATTATGATTTTGAAGTTGTTGGTGGTTAATGAATTTAAAAGATATCTATGAGAATTGGGAACAAGATTCTAAGTTCGAAAGAGATCTCCTTACAGAAGAAACTTTGAGAATACCAAGACTACACTCAAAGTACCTCAGAGTTCTTTCTGAAGAGAGAATTAAGCTTAAAGGACATGAGGCTGAGTACAAAAAGCTGTTTCGTGTCAAGCATGAATACTACAGAGGCGATCTAGATCAAGACACTCTCAAAGCTTGGGGATGGGAACAAAATCCTCTCAAGATCTTACGTCAAGACTTAGACATGTACATTCAACAAGACGAAGATATTATCACTATCAACAACAAAATTTCATTACAAAAAGAAAAAATATCTCTTGTTGAGTCTATCTTACATCAAATCAACAATAGAGGTTATCAGATCAAATCAATTATTGATTGGGAAAGATTTAAAGAAGGCTTGAATTGATAGAAATTAAAAAGGTTAATGAAGTTCACATAAAGATTGATTGTCCTGAAGACGTTGCATTTGAACTAAGTGACTTATTCACATTTGAAGTTCCCGGTGCAAAGTTTACTCCCGTCTATAAGAAAAAGTTATGGGACGGCAAAATAAGACTATTCAATATAAAAAGAAAAACTTTGTATGCAGGTCTTCTTGATCACGTAAAAGAATATTTTGATCAAAAAGAATACGAGTATAACGTAGATTGTCCTACAGACCCTTTAACAATAAAAGACTTTCAGTCTTTTGTCAGGGACATAGGCGTCCCTGACTCTATCAAACCTAGAGATTATCAGATAGAAGCTGTTAAACATGCTGCTGCTAACTCTAGAGCACTCTTACTCTCTCCAACTGCTTCTGGTAAGTCTTTAATCATTTATCTGCTTACAAGATTGTATGAAGAGAAAACTCTTATTATCGTTCCTACTACATCTCTTGTTTATCAGATGAGAGATGATTTTGTTTCCTACGGATATGATATCGATAACATTCATTGTATCATGTCTGGTAAGGAAAAGGTTTCTGACAAACCTGTTGTTATCTCTACGTGGCAATCTATCCATAAGGAATCTAATAATTTTTATTTTCCCTATAAGGTCATTATAGGCGATGAAGCTCACCTGTTCAAGGCTAAATCGTTAACATCGATTATGGAGAAGACGACTGACGTTCCTTACAGGTTTGGGTTTACCGGAACCTTAGACGGTTCTTATACTAACAAGCTTGTTTTAGAAGGTCTTTTTGGTCCTGTTAAGAAGGTTGTGACAACCAAGGAACTGATGGATGCTGACCACTTAGCCGACATGAAGGTGAAGTGTATCGGTCTGAATCATTCTGACGAGATGAAGAAGGCTATGAAGGCTGCTACTTATCAACAGGAGATTGAGTATCTTTGCACTAGTCAGAAAAGAAATAAGTTCATTAAGGGTCTTGCTCTTTCAAGCAAGGGAAACACTCTGGTTCTTTTCCAGATGGTTGAGAAGCAAGGGAGAATGCTGTTTGATCTTATTAAGGAAAACGGTAGGAATGTTTTTTATGTGGACGGTAGAACAAAGGCAGAGGATAGGGAGTACGTTAGGAAGTATGCAGAGGAGAATGACAATGTAATTATAGTGGCGAGTTATGGTGTGTTCAGTACGGGTGTGAACATCAAAAATCTTCACAACGTAATTTTTGCATCACCATCGAAATCAAGAGTTAGAAACCTTCAGTCAATCGGAAGAGGTCTTAGAAAATCATCCAAGAAAGATAAGGCTGTCATATACGATATTTTTGACGACATACGGTATAGGAAGAGAGAAAACTATACCTACCTACATTTTAAAGCACGTTTGAAAATATATACTGAGGAGAAGTTTAATTTCAAAGTTTATGAGTTTGATATATGAAAAAGAAAAAGCCAGTCAACTATATTGATAACAAAACATTTTACCTAAGACTTGTTGAGTATCAGAAAGAATGCTATGAGGCAGACAAAGAGGAAAGAGAGAGACCGATTATTCCCAATGATATTGCCATCTGTCTACAGACCATTGCTACTAGGTTGGCGACCAAGCCAAACTACTCTGGTTACATCTTCAAAGACGACATGATTGGGGACGGTGTGGAGAATGCATTTGAGGCTGTAATGAAATTTGATCCTGCAAAGGGGAGCAACCCTTTTGCCTATTTTACACAGATCATCTGGAATGCTTTCATTAGAAAAATTGAGAAAGAGAAAAAGCTTCTTTTGATCAAGAAAAAATACTACGACCATAAGTACGTAAATCAGGAGCTTGTCGATTATTCTCTTTCCGATAAAGCCACTTTGCCGTATGCTGACACATATATCCAGAACGACTACATGGATGAACTAGAGAAGAAGCACGAAGAAAAGAATGGCTAAAATTGTTTTGATTGCTGACACGCACTATGGCGTCAGAAATGATAATGTTAACTATCACAGCTACTTTGCAAAATTTTTTGACAATGTATTTTTTCCGTACCTGAAGAAAAATAAGATCGACAAGGTAGTCCATCTTGGTGATGTTGTAGATCGTAGAAAATACATCAACTTTCTGACAGCACATAACCTGCGGAAGACATTCCTTCAGCCCTTAGAGGACATGGGAATGGAGATGGACATCATTGTCGGCAATCATGACACGTTCTACAAGAACACGAACCAGATCAATGCAATCGATGAGGTTGTCAGAAGATATAAGAACATCAACTTCTACAAAGATCCCGAAGAGGTGGATCTTTTTGGTGTTCCGACTTTGTACCTTCCTTGGATTTGTAAAGACAACCACAAACAGAGCATGGACATGATTAAACTGTCTGAGTCTCGTTTGTGTATCGGCCATCTTGAGATCGAAGGTTTCACTATGCAGCCGGGTCAACTTAGTAAAGAAGGTCTTAGTTCATCTATCTTCAAGAAGTTTGAGAAAACTCTTTCCGGCCACTTTCACCACAAATCAGACAGTAACGGCATCTACTATCTTGGTTGTCCTTATCAAATGAACTGGTCGGACTACGGTTTTGTAAAGGGATTCCACCTTCTAGACACAGACACTTTAGAGTTAACCTTCATCGAGAACCCTTATTCGATCTACACCAAGTTTATCGTAGACGGCACAGATCACTTTAGAAACACAGTGACAAAGGGAAGTGTTAAAGATCATTACGTTCGTGTTGTTGTCAAAGAGAAAGTTGATGTGGAGGAGTTTGACGACTTTATTAGTCAGATAGAATCTTTCTCTCCGTATGAGGTAAAAATCATTGACGAGACTATGATATATCAAGAGAATGGTTCAGACGTAGATGTAGAAAATATTGAAAACACGAAAGAGATTATTGACAAGTACATTGGGCTTATCGAAACGGATGTTGATCTTGATAAGCTCAAAACCAAAATTCATGACATTTACTACAAGGCAATGAATGCAGAATAATGCACATCAAGTTTGAAAAAATTCGTTGGATGAATTTCCTTTCTACAGGGAACGCTTTTACCGAGATAAATCTTTCAGAACACAAGACTAGATTGATCGTCGGTGACAATGGTTCGGGAAAGTCTACGATTCTCGATGCTCTTACGTTTTGTCTATACAACAAGCCATTCAGAAAGGTTAATAAGCCTCAACTTATTAATTCTATCAACAAGAAAAATTGCCTTGTTGAGTTAGAACTTGAGACGGGTGGGAATAAATATAAAATAATAAGAGGCATAAAGCCCAACGTGTTCGAGATCTATAAGAATGGTGAATTGTTAAGCCAAGACGCAGCAAACAAAGATTACCAAGAGGTTCTTGAAAAAAATATTCTCAAACTAAACTACAAGTCTTTCTGTCAGGTGGTGATCGTGGGATCAGCATCCTTTGTTCCTTTCATGCAATTGAACACAGCTTCCAGAAGAGAAGTGATTGAAGACATTTTGGACATTAAGATTTTTTCATCTATGAGCAGTTTGGTCAAAGATGAGATTTCTTCTCTAAAGACTAAACTTTCCGAAAACTCTGGCAAAAGAAGTCTGAAGGAGGAAAGTATCAGGATGTTCAAAGAGACTCAGAAAAAGTTACAACGAAACACTGAGGAACTTATAAACAACTACAAAGAAAAAATTGAAAAGACAAAGGGTAAAATAGAAGACACACAGAAAGAAGTTGATGTTCTAATAGAACATGTTTCTGAATTTGAAGATGTTAAAAAGCAGAATAGGGATCTTACTGATAAGGTTAATGAGATCCAAAAAATTGAATATGGTATTAAGCAAAAGATAGGTAAGCTCAAAAAAGATATTGAGTTTTATGAGAACAGTGAAGACTGTCCTACTTGTAAGCAAGCCATAGACGAAGACTTTAAGAAAGATACTAAAGACAAAAAGACTAGTAAGATAGCTGAGTACGAAGAAGGTCTGAAAGCTCTTTCGGAGAAAAGTCGTAAAGTGAATGAGAGAGTGGAGAAAATCACTTCTATTCTCGAAAAGATTTCTAATAAAAATATGGAACTCTCTGGAAAGAACAGAGAGATTAAGATGTACAACGATAACATCACGGACATCACTAGAGAGATTGAAAAGCTCAACAAAGAACGTAAAGACGATCAAGATCAGAATGAACTTTTGAAGCTGGAAAAAGAATTCGAAAAGCTCAAAGAAGAATATGTTGTGTTGAAAGAGGAAGCGGACATCCTTGAGGTGGCTGTGTCTCTTCTCAAAGATGGTGGGATCAAAGCAAAAATAGTTAAACAATATGTTCCCATTATGAATTCTCTTATCAACAAGTATCTACAGGCTATGGACTTTTTCGTTAGTTTTGAGCTTGATGAAGGCTTCTCAGAGAAGATTCTGTCAAGACACAGGGATGCCTTTAGCTATGACTCTTTCTCAGAGGGAGAGAAGTTTAGAATTGATCTGGCTCTTCTTTTCACATGGAGAAAGATAGCAAAACTCAAGAACAGTGTTTCGACCAACATTTTGATTATGGATGAAGTATTTGATTCCTCTTTGGACTCTGGAGGAACAGATGACTTTATGAAACTAATCAATGAAACAGATGACATGTCTAACATTGTTATCATTAGCCACAAAGGAGATCAGTTATATGACTCCTTTGATAATGTTATAAAGTTTGAAAAGGTGAAAGGTTTTAGTAAGGTTGCATAATGAATGATTTAAGAATTGTTGACTCTAGAGATGACATTCTCACGACTAAGTTAGATCCCTTTGATTTCAATAAGCCAGTTGAAGATCCGAGAAAATTGGCTATCGAAATGATCGAGACTTTGAGAAGACATAAAGCACTTGCTTTGTCGGCTAACGAGATTGGCGTAAATGCAAGAGTTATTGTTTTGGACACAGAGCCAATTTATGCAATGTTCAATCCTGTTGTGACAACTACTTTTGGTGAAGAAGTTTACTTAGAAGAAACTGATATCACACGGAAAGACATCATCTGTAAAGTTAAAAGACCCTCTGGTGTGAGAGTCAGATTCCAAGATATCAACGGAGAGTTCAACGTTGAAAAATTTATTGGTCTGACAGCTAGAAATCTTCTTCATCATATTGACAACATCAATGGTCAAGTGTTTTACAACAAAGCCACGTCTTACCACAGACAGCAAGCTTTGAAAAACCGGAAAAAAGTTGTCAAATAGAAATGAGCAATTTTAAGTACAGAGAAAATGAAATCATTTTCGAGGTTGAGGAATACATAGAATCAACCTACAACCAGCACTACAAAAGCAAGAAAACGGACCTACAAGCTGTAGATGTTTGGGAAGCTCTAGGTACACTCGAATGGACATCTAGAGATAATGCTTTAAAATATTTGCTCAGATATGGAAAAAAAGATGGTAAAAACAAAAAAGATCTGTTAAAAGCAATCCATTACATTATATTAATGTTGTATGCACTTGAAGAGGAAAACAGAAATGCTCCTACATCCTGAATCACAGTTTACAGAAACTAAAATCACCGATATCGAAAAGGGTGATATTCAGCCTAATGCTGTAGATATTCGTCTGGATGAAGTCGAAAAGATCGAGGCTTCTGATTTTGTTTTAGATGACAATGAAAAGAAGCACAGAATTACGTCTAAACTACCTATACAGGACGATGGGTTCTATGTTTTGGAACCGGGTTCTTATAAAGTTACGATGAAAAATAAGGTCCAGATCGGACAGCAAGAAGCAGGTGTTGTGATCAGTAGGTCCACACTTATTCGTAACGGCGTTTACCTTTGTTCGGGTCTTTATGACACAGGCTACAAAGGCTCTATGGTAGCTTTGTTGGTTGTTACTACAGGTACAGCAAAGATTAAGAAAGGTACTAGAATTGGTCAGTATCTTATTTTGGAATCAGAAAGCAATGGTGAGTACCAAGGCAATTATGGTGAATAGTTTGTTTAAACAAGAACGAGGTAGATAATGAAAACTGAAATTTCTATTGAGGAGTTACAGAAAAGGAAATTGTTTGTGGCAACACCAATGTACGGTGGTCAGTGTCACGGCATGTTTGCAAGATCGACAGCAGACTTAGCTGCTGTTTGTGCAAAGTATAATATCGAAATTCGATTCTATTACCTTTTCAACGAATCTCTTATTACCAGAGCTAGAAACTACTGCGTTGATGAATTTATGAGGTCTGGTTACACACACCTCATGTTTATTGATTCTGATATTGGTTTTGATCCTAAAGACGTGCTTGCACTTTTGGCATTACAAGATGAAGAATCAGAGTACGATATCATTGCTGGTCCTTATCCAAAGAAAAACATCTCTTGGGAAAAGATCAAACAAGCAGTAGATCAGGGTGTGGCTGATGACAATCCTAATCACTTAGAACAGTTTGTCGGTGATTATGTTTTCAATCCTGTAGCAGGACAAAAATCTGTTCCCATTAATGAGCCTGTAGAGGTTGGTGAAGCAGGAACAGGCTTTATGATGATTCGCCGTGAGACTTTGGAAAAGTATGAAGAAGCTTTTCCTGATTACAAGTACAAGCCGGATCATGTGAGAACACAACACTTCGATGGTTCCAGAGAGATCACAGCTTTCTTTGACTGTATTATTGATCCAGAATCAAAAAGATATCTCTCAGAGGATTACATGTTCTGTTATAATACACGTAAAGCTGGAATGAAGGTCTGGTTGTGTCCGTGGATGGAACTTAAGCATTGCGGAACTTATATCTTTGGTGGTAGTCTTGCAGCACTGGCACAAATCGGTGCTGTTGCTACGGCAGACATGAACCAGCTTAAGAAGATGAGAAAGTGATGAATTTATCGAAAGAAACGATTGATATTCTGAAAAACTTTTCGACTATCAATCCTTCTGTCTATGTGGAGTCTGGGTCTTTGATCCAGACTACCTCACCGTATGAAAATGTTTTTGCATTTGCAGATGTCGGTGAGACTTTTGACAAGCCTTTTGGGATCTATGAGTTGTCTAGATTCCTTAACATCATCTCTATGATGCCTAACCCTGAATTTGATTTTGATGATAAGTTTGTTGAGATCAAGTCAGGAAGACACAGCGTAAAATATCAGTATGCTTCCAAAGATATGATTATCTACAAGAAAGTAGATCCAAATCATGTCACTTCATTTTCCGGAAGCCTCAATTTTACGATGTCTAAAAATGACGTGGTTGTTCTTAGAAAAGCTGCTGCACTGTTAGATATGCCGGAAGCACAGTTTCAGTGTGAAAACGGTAAGATTGTTGTAAGAGCAGTTGACCTTGAAAACGGAACAATTGATGACTGGACAACGATCATAACAGAAACAGAACACGAAGACACCTTACCAATAACGTTTTCTTTCGATAGTCTAAAGCTTATCGACGGAGACTATGATGTGTGTCTTGATGCTAATTCTCCGTTTGGTGTTTTCAAAGGTAAGGAAATGCCAGTGGTTTATGCAGTAAGTGTTCGAGGTGATGTATGATTGTTGGTGAATCTATTTGGGCTGAGAAATATCGTCCCAACAAAGTTGCGGATGTTGTCTTACCAGAAAGTATCAAAGAGAAACTGCAAAGGTTTGTAGACAAAGGAAATCTGCCAAACCTGATATTTTCTGGTTCTTCTGGCTGCGGTAAAACAACGGTTGCCAAAGCCATGTTGGAGGAGTTAGGTTGTGATTATATTGTTATCAATGGATCCTTAGACGGAAATATTGATACTCTAAGAGTCAAGATCAAACAGTTTGCTTCCGCAGTTTCGATGACAGGCGGTAGGAAGTATGTCATACTTGATGAAGCTGACTATTTGAATCCAAACTCAACACAACCTGCTCTTCGAAACTTTATGGAAGAGTTTTCTAAGAATTGTGGTTTCATTCTGACATGTAACTACGCCAACAAAATTCTTCAGCCTCTTAGATCACGATGCTCTCATGTCGAGTTTAAAATCGGCAAAGAAGAAAAGCCACAAATTGCAGCACAGTTCTTCAAGAAACTGAAAAGCATTTTGGAAGAAGAAGGTGTTGAGTACGAGAAGAAGACTGTTGTGCTTCTCCTAGAAAAACACTTTCCGGACTTCAGAAAAATCTTAAACGAGGTCCAATACTATTCTTCTTCAGGAATGCTAAGTACAGAAGTTGTTAGTTCTTTTGACGAAGAATATAGACTTTTGTTTAAGCACCTGAAAGAAAAGAACTTCACAGAAGTTCGTAAGTGGGTGACACAAAACAACGATATTCATCCCGACACACTATTCTCAAACATCTACTCTAATGCTTCTGAGCATCTAGAAAGGGCTTCTATAGCACAGCTTGTCATTATCCTTGCAGATTATCAGTACAAACAAGCTTTTGTTGCTAATCCAGAAATCAATACGACTGCATGTTTGACAGAAATCATGGCTGGGTGTGTGTTTAAGTGAAACTCTTTGACTACGTAAAAAACATCTCTGCAGAGAAAGATCCTGTTGAAGAAGTAGGATCTGAGTATGATGCTTACATTGTGAACAAAGCTTTTTCTTTGTATCCTGATACTATTCTTGCTGCTAACGAAATGAACATGAGACCAGATGTCCCAAATAAGAGGCATTATGACTATTTGCACAGTATTACTAGGAAGAAAAAGAGATTTACACCTTGGCCTAAAAATAATGTCTCAGACGACGAAAAACTAATTTCTGAAATATATAAATACAATCAGCATAAAACAAAACAGGTAATGAAGTTGTTGTCTGAAGAAAAAATAAATATGCTGAAAGAAATGTATGACGAAGGTGGGGTATGAACGCAGATATTATTGATTCGTTTGTTGAGGTTGATCTTGAAAGTGAAGACGACTTTCGGAAAATCAGAGAGACACTTACTAGAATAGGTGTATCCTCTAGGAAGGAAAAAAAGCTTTTCCAGTCCTGTCATATTCTCCATAAGCAGGGTAAGTATTATATTGTCCATTTCAAGCAAATGTTTGCTTTAGATGGCAAACCCTCCAATATGGAAGAAAACGATACAGGCAGACTCAATACTATTGCCAATCTTCTTGCAGAATGGAACCTCCTGAAAGTTAAAGATCCAGAGAAGACAAAGGCACCTGTTGCTTCCATGAGCCAGATCAAAGTGGTCCCACACAAAGAAAAAGACCAATGGGATTTGGTCCCGAAGTATAACATAGGCTCTAAAAAGATACCTTGATCTCTAATTACATTTTGTATAAATAGAACCATTGAATGCCGAAAGGGTTCAATGGTTCTTTTTTGCTTAATACAAGGAGAAAGTATATGAACAAGGTATATTTCAATTCGCCGTTTTTCATTGGTTTAGAAAAAACATTAGAAACCCTTGAAAATTTGTCCTCACAACAACCTAATTATCCACCATACAACATCATTGAAACAGACGAACAAAATTTCATCATTCAGTTTGCTGTTTCTGGATTTGCAGAAAGTGAGTTAAAGGTTGTTCATGATGGGTCTACTGCTAATAGGATCTTGACCGTTACAGGCGAGAGACAGAAAGAAGAAGGCAGTGAGATAGATTACAGTTACCATCATCGTGGCATCTCGATGAAGAATTTCGAAAAGAAGTTTACATTGGGAGAGTACGTCGAGGTAAGTTCGGTGACGTTAAGACAAGGTATTTTAGAGATCAAGCTTGTCAAAAATATTCCTGAAGCTCAACGACCAAAAGAATATAAAATAGAGTCGTAAAAACACTAAGCCCCCGAAAGGGGGCTTTTTTATTGCCTTGCTGTGTGGTAGATATACGACAAATAAGGAGACTGTATGAAGTTCTATACTCGCTGTGACAAATTCAATGGTTACTACAATATCCGAGGTTACGAAAATGGAAAACAGTTTCAAGAGCAGCACAAAGTAGAGCATTCTCACTTTGAATTATGTTCTAAAAATGTCGATACACCCTACAGGTCTCTTGATGGCAGGAAGGTAGCCAAAAGATTTTTTAAGACTAGGGGACACATGGATCAGGCCAAACAGGATATAGCTGAGACGGCTAACCGTGAATATTACGGTATGGAGCTTTCTTTGTATCCTTTTATCAACGAGCTTTATCCTAACACAATTGAGTACGATTCGAGACATATTCGAGTTGCCAATATCGATATTGAGATTGCCGCTGATGACGGATTTCCTGATATTCAAGAGGCACTTAAACCTATCACTGCAATAACTATGTGCTATGATAATTTTTACTACGTGTATGGTATTGGTGAATACACAAACACAAGGGATGACGTTCTTTACAAAAAGTATAAAGATGAAAGATCTTTGATTATTGGCTTTGTGGAGGATTGGAGAAAGATAAATCCCGATGTCGTCACCGGATGGAACGTAGAAGGGTTCGACATTCCCTACATTGTAAACAGGTTTGAGAGGGTTGCTGGTAGGTCGGTTACTGACAGGCTCTCTCCTTGGGGAATTATTTTCGATAAGACCATTACAAAAAAAGGTTTATATGGAGATGAAACGACCTTTGTTAAGGATATCATAGGCGTTACAGTCTTGGACTACTTGGTTCTTTATAAAAAGTTTACCTACAAAGGACAAGAAAACTACAGACTTGATACCATTGCAAATGTTGAACTTGGTGAAAAGAAACTGGACTACTCTGAGTACGGTTCACTTCTCAATCTCTACAAACACGACTACCAAAAGTTTATAGATTACAACATTAAAGACGTAGAGCTTGTAGAAAGGCTTGATAAAAAGTTAGGTCTTTTTGAGCTTGTTTATGCTCTGGCTTATGATGCAAAGGTCAACTTTGCTGACTCTTTGACCTCAGTGAAAATGTGGGATGTGATAATTCACAACCACTTAATCAAACAGAATATCGTAGTTCCGGGTAAGCCTTTGCATGTAGACAAAGGTGAAAAGATTAAAGGTGGTTACGTCAAGCAACCGAAACCGGGAATGTATAATTGGGTATGTTCCTTTGACCTTGATTCTCTGTATCCACACCTAATCATGCAGTACAATATCTCTCCTGATACTTTTATGGGTCATATAGGAAAAAGTGTTACAGTCGATAGCATTCTTTTTGGCTCAGAAGAGATGAAAGAGATCCAGCAAAGACTGGATGAAACGAACTGTTGTATGGCTGCTTCTGGATTCGTTTTCTCAAAGAAAAAACAAGGCTTTTTGGCAGAGTTGATGGAGACGATGTATAAGGATCGTGTTCGATACAAGAACATGATGAAAGAATCGTCCAATAAGTACAAAGAGACGGGTGAGGAAAAGTACAAGCTTGATATAACACGTTACCACAACATGCAGATGGCTAAAAAGATTCAGCTAAACTCTGCTTATGGAGCATTGGCGAATGAGTGGTTTCGTTGGTTTAACAATAGCTATGCAGAGTCCATCACTCTTTCTGGTCAATTGGCTATTCGGTGGATTCAAGAAAAGCTTAATTCTTACCTAAACAAAGTTCTTGGGACAAACAATGAAGACTTCATTATTGCGTCAGATACTGACTCTGTTTATGTTGTTTTTGATAAACTGGTTGAATCTACTTTCGGTGACTTATCTGAAGTTCCAAAAAAGAAAGTGGTCAACTTCTTGGATAAGGTCTGTGATCAAAAGATCCAACCATTTATCGAAAAAACTTATCAAGAGTTGGCTGACCACACTAGAGCACATTCTCAAAAGATGAACATGAAAAGAGAATGTATTGCTGACAAAGCCATATGGACGGCCAAGAAGCGGTACATTCTAAATGTCTACATCAATGAGAATGAGGTTTACGATACACCGAAACTCAAGATGATGGGTATCGAGGCGATCAAGTCATCCACACCGACAGCTTGCAGGGATTATATTACTGAGACACTTCGTTTGATAATGGATACAGATGAAGAACAAGTCAAAAAATATATTGCAAAGGTGAAGAGAGAATACCCGAGCCTTTCCTTTGATGAAGTTGCATTTCCTAGAAGCGTAAACAACGTAAAGAAGTATCGTGATAGGACGACCATATACAAAAAGGGAACACCGATTGCCGTGAGAGGTGCTTTGTTGTATAATAAAACAATCGAAGATCTTGATTTGGGAAAGATTTACGAACCCATCAACGATGGTGACAAGGTAAAGTTTTCCTATCTAAAGATGCCTAATCCTATCAAAGACAATGTGGTTTCATGTCCTTCTGGATTGCCTAGTGAGTTTGATATCGAAAAGTACATCGATTATAAAATTCAGTTTGAGAAAGGCTATCTTAGCCCTATGAAAGCCATCCTTGATGCTATAGGATGGGAACATGAACAAAGAAACACCCTTCCATTCTTATAGGAGTTTGTAATGAGTGATTTTTTCAGAAATCTTGCTGATGAAATTAAGGATATCGATAGTAGCATCTTGGCAGATGGTGAAAATGCTGCTGAGTTTACCGGGTACATTGATACCGGATGCTACATGCTAAATGCTGTTCTCTCGGGAAGCATTTATGGCGGTGTGCCGAACAACAAAGTTACAGCCTTTGCAGGAGAGCCAGCTACCGGAAAGACATTCTTTGTTCTTTCTGCTGTAAGACAGTTTTTGGATGCTAATCCTCAGTCTGGTGTTGTCTACTACGACACAGAAGCGGCAGTAACAAAGCAGATGATGGAAGACCGAGGAATTGACGTTAAAAGAGTGATTTTAGCAGAGCCGGAAACAATTGAATCTTTCCGCACTCACTCGTTGAAGTTTCTCGATAAGTACATGGCTGCAGTAGGAAAAGACGAAGATAGACCACCGATGATGATGGTTCTCGATTCTCTCGGTATGATGTCCACGAACAAAGAAATGCAAGATTCCCATGACGGCAAAGATGTTCGAGACATGACAAAGGCACAGGTGATTAAGGGTACGTTCAGAACACTGACCCTAAAGCTTGCCCGTGCTAAGGTTCCTCTTCTGATCACAAACCATATCTATCAGGTAGTTGGCTCTTACGTCCCTACTCAAGACATGGGTGGTGGTTCAGGTTTGAAGTATGCTGCTTCTACAATCGCTTTTCTTTCTAAGAAAAAGGTCAAAGAAGGGACCGACATTGTAGGCAACATCATCAAAGTTAAAATGAATAAGTCTAGACTGAGTAAAGAGAATGCTCAAGTGGAGCTTCTTTTGGACTACAAAAACGGTTTGAGTAAATGGCACGGGATGCTGGAGTTTGCTGAGTCCAAAGGTATTGTCGAGAAGTCTGGTGCTAGGTACAAGTTTCCAGAAGAGGTGGCTTCTGTCTTTGCTAAGAATGTTTATCAGAAACCCGAAGAATACTTTACAGAATCAATCATGGAAAAGATTGAAGAAGCTGTTCAGCAGGAGTTTAAGTACGGTCAATGATTGAAGAATTGATCCTAACGAATCTGGCTATGAATGAGAAGTACTCTAGAAGGGTACTTCCTTTCATCGATGTCGAATACTTTAGCTCAAAACACCACAAGATAGCTTTTAAGGTACTGAAGGATCATATTGACAAGTACAACGAACTGCCCTCAAGAAAGTCTCTCTTAGTCGATCTTCAGGATATAGAAAATATATCAGATGATAACTTCAGAAGCATCCAAGATATATTTGAAGGTATGTCTAAAGATGAAGAAGTTGACAATGATTGGCTTGTAGACACGACAGAAAAGTTCTGCCAAGACAAAGCCATCTATAATGCTTTGATGAAGTCGATTGAAATTGTAGATGACAAGGCGGGTGATCTTTCAAAAGGGTCTATTCCAAAAATACTGACAGATGCTTTGTCGGTATCCTTCGACGGAAGCATTGGTCACGACTTCTTTGCTGATTACAAAGAAAGATTTGACTTTTATCACCGGAAAGAAGAACGTATTCCTTTTGATTTGGAATACATGAACATCATCACTAAGGGTGGTTTTCCTAAAAAGTCTCTCAACATATTCCTTGCAGGAACAAACGTAGGTAAGTCTCTGGCTATGTGTCATTGTGCTGCTTCGAATCTTGCTGACGGAAAGAATGTTCTTTACATCACTCTTGAAATGGCAGAAGAGCGTATCTCTGAAAGAATAGATGCCAACCTTCTTGATATTGCAATGGACGAGATTCAGAATCTCAACCAAGAAAAATATTTTTCAAGAATGGAAAGACTTAAAAGCAAGACCTCTGGTAGACTCGTTGTCAAGGAATATCCAACTGCCTCTGCCAATGCAAACCACTTCAGGGTTCTGCTCAATGAACTGAAGATCAAAAAGAACTTCATGCCCGATATCATATACATCGACTACTTAAACATATGCACATCGGCAAGAGTGAAGCCGGGGTCAAATATGAACTCTTATGGATACATCAAAAGTATTGCAGAAGAGTTGAGAGGGTTGTCGGCTGAGTTTGGGCCACCTGTCGTTTCAGCCACACAAACGACTAGATCAGGATTTGTAAGTTCTGATATTGGACTAGAAGACACGTCTGAATCTTTTGGTCTTCCTGCAACAGCAGATTTTATGGTTGCTTTGATACGTACTGATGAACTTGACGAGCTTGGTCAGATCATGGTCAAACAGCTTAAAAACAGGTACGGAGACCCCTCTAAAAATAAAAGGTTTGTCGTAGGGGTGGATATGACAAAAATGAGATTATATGATGTTGATTCGTCAGCACACAACGATGTCATGGATTCTCCCGTCTTCGATAATACCAATACGGCTGAGAAATTTAACATGGATAAATTTAAGGATTTTATGTAGTGAATAAAGTAAGACTTCTTGCAATGACACAACCAGAAGAAAACACTGGTATTCCGGACTCGTCTGGTATTATTGCTTATTGTGCTAGGGTCAGCAATCCTGACAATCAAGACAATTACGAGACAGCACCGAGACTCATTGATTATCTTATCAAAAACGCCCACTGGTCTCCTTTAGAGATGGTCAATCTTGTCTTTGAGATTGATTGTCCAAGAGACATTGCTCGACAGATTTTACGACACAGATCTTTTTCTTATCAAGAATTCTCACAAAGATATGCAGAAGCTACGAAGCTGGGAATGACTACAAGAGAATTTAGACTCCAAGATCACAAGAATCGTCAGAACTCTGTTGAGATGGAAGATGACGAACTGAAACAGCAGTGGGAGGCAAAGCAGAAGCAGATTCAGCATGAAATTACTATGGCTTACAAATGGGCCTTAGAGAATAACATGGCTAAAGAATGTGCAAGAGTCATTCTTCCAGAAGGTATGCAGATGACTCGGATGACAATGAACGGAACTTTGAGATCTTGGCTTCATTATCTTGATCTGAGACAAGCCAATGGAACACAAAAAGAGCATACTGAAATTGCTAATCTGATGAAGCCGATTGTTTGTAGAAAGGTTCCCATCGTATCTAAATGGATAAATAGAACATAGGATAAAAAAATTGGAGTTGTAAATGGCCCTACAAATAAGGAGAGGTTTAGAGTCTGATCGTCTTAGTATCACTCCTGATGTAGGCGAGCCAATCTTTGTAACTGATACTAGAAGATTATATATTGGTGATGGATCGACCAATGGGGGTGTGCTTGTTGGTGATGAACTCACCAACAATTATCTGACGGCATATTTTTCTTCTAATTCATATATTCAAAGTTTGATTATTGGTTTGGGTGATGTAACCAACAGTTACATGCAGTCTTATGTTTCGACAGAACTTGCAAACTTAGTAGACTCTGCTCCAGCCACTCTCGATACATTAAACGAGTTAGCTGCTGCTCTTAACGATGATTCAAACTTCTCCACTACTGTTACAACACAGATTGGTTTAAGAGCTACTAACACTTATGTTAACTCTACCTTTAGCTCCAACAGTTATCTTCAAACACAACTCAATGCTTTAGACGCTTCTACCCTTGATGGTATTGATTCAACTGGATTTGTTTCTAATAACTATTTTGGCGATTTAGGGCTAACCACCAGTGTCGGTGATGTAACAAATAACTATCTCACTGCAATCTTTAGTTCCAACAACTATATCTCTGATATAGTAGATACAAAAGCTACTAATACATATGTAAACTCTACATTTACTTCTAACAATTACGTAGATGGTAGATTTACTTCTAATAACTATATTGGCGCTACATTTAGTTCTAATGGTTATGTCCAATCATATGTCTCTTCCGAGATATCTTCTGTAGTAGGATCAGCACCTGCTGGACTTAATACGTTAGGTGAACTTTCTTCTGCTATTGGTGATGATCCAAGTTTCTCTTCTAATGTGACTAACAGATTTGGTCTTAGAGCAACTAACACCTATGTTAATTCTACGTTTAGTTCTAATGCTTATCTTCAAGCACAACTTTTGGCTTACGAGCAAGGCGAAGTATCAAACAACTATCTTCAGCCTTTATTAGATCTTAAAGCTACCAATACTTTTGTTATTGGAACCTTTAGTTCAAATTCATATCTGCAAGCTCAGTTAAACTTATTTGAACAAGGTGAGGTTTCTAACAACTACTTACAGCCACTGATAGATTCAAAAGCAAGCAATACTCATGTTAACAACATAGTAGCTATCAGAGCAACTAACACTTATGTTAACGATACGTTTACTTCCAACACATATGTTCAAAATAGATTTGCACCTATCACTTATGTAAACTTTACATTTGCATCTAACAACTACAATAAAGATGTATACTCATCCAATAGTTATGTAACTGACCTGTTTGCAACTAACAACTATATCGAAGGAAGATTTAGTTCAAACAGTTATCTTACTAATACGTTTACTACTAATAATTACATCACGACATCATTTGCTCGTAAAGATCAAAATGAAACATTCTCATCAAATGTTACAATCGAAGACACTCTGATTATTGGTTCGGGGAACAACGTCTTTACTAACGTTGTGGATACACAGAGCTATAACAACGTAACTGAAAAGTTTGAGCTAGAGGGTGTTAGTACTGCTAGTAACACCAGTGCCGTGATCGACACTTACTCACACGGAAGTGAAAAAGTTTCACTTGAGTACCTTGTTCATCTCGAAAGAGGAAATGGTGACGAAACACAAGTATCTAAAATACTAGCAACTTACAATGGCGTCTCGAACGTCACATTCTCAGAATATGGACAAATTTTTACATCAAGCCAAGTATTAGGAGATTTATCTGTAGTTTATAATGGAGCTAACGTTGAATTGATTCTTGAACCCTTGGTTCTCTCTAGCCTGAGATCCAAGGTGGTAAAGACCGTCATAGTATAAATATCTATTACAACAGAGGAGGATCAAATGGCACGAAGTACATTTCGAATTTTAGACGGTCTTGCAGTTACAGGCGGTAACGTTGATGTAACCAATTCCCTGTCAGCAAACGACTTGTCCGGGGATGGTTCCGCCCTTACTAATGTCGATGCTGCTACCCTTGATGGTGTAGCGAAGACCAGTCTTGCATCTAACAACTTTGTAAAGTCAATCTTTACTTCGAATAACTATGTGGATGGAAGATTTGCAGCTAATGCTTATCTTACTTCGACATTCTCTTCGAATGCTTACATTACAGCACACGTAGCATCAGAAGTCGCTGGTCTTGTTGATTCTGCACCAGCAGCATTAGACACGCTGAACGAATTAGCTGCCGCTCTTGGAGATGATTCCAACTTCTCTACGACGATTACTACCTCCATCGGTTTAAGAGCTACTAACACTTATGTAAATGCTACCTTCAGTTCTAACAACTATCTGCAGGACCAATTAGGTCAGTTTGGTTCAGGTAACGTATCCAATAACTATTTAACTGGAACATTTGCATCTAACAACTATGTACAGACTCAACTCGGAACTAAGTTAAACTCCTCCTCCTATACTGCTGCTGATGTTCTTTCTAAGTTGTTAACAGTAGATGGTTCTGGAACAGACTTAGACGCAGACAAGTTAGATGGTCAGCAAGGTTCCTACTATCTCGATTGGACTAATACCACAAATAAGCCAGATCCAGTTATTACATTAGGTGGTGATCTCTCTGGTTCTGTAACTCTTACTGATTTAGCAAGCGGAACTCTTACAGCTACTATTCAGCCAAACTCTGTAGCACTTAGCACAGATACAACTGGCAACTATGTAGCAACGATTTCTGGTACTACTAACGAAGTAGAAGTCTCTGGTTCTGGTTCCGAAGGTGCTGGAGTAACAGTAGGTCTTCCAAACGATGTTACAATTGGTAATGACCTTACAGTAACGAATGATATCATTCAAACGAATCACACGTTTGTGTCTTCTACTGTCACTACATCGTCAACAGCTGAGGTTAGCTTAGATACATTTAGTGCCTCCACATATTCTGGTGCGGAGGTAAATGTAACGGCCATTTCTAGTGGCGAAAGACACATGACTAAGATTCTGATTGTCCATGATGGTACAAATGCTTATGCTACAGAATATGGTTCTATATTTACAAATGCTGTTTTAGCAACATATGATGTAGATATAAATGCTGGTAGTGTTAGACTTAGAGTTACACCAGCATCTGCTACTTCTACTGTGTTTAACACTTCTATGATGCTAATTGAAAACTAATGGATAAATTGAATGGCAACTCTGTATGGAGCAAATGTTGTTAGAGATGGATTGGTATTTGCATGGGATGGTATGAATGCTAAGTCGTGGGATGGATCTTCTTCAACACACTATGACTTGGTTGGAAGAGGTTCTGGAACAAAAAATGGAGCTAACTCATTAACTAGAACCAATGGACATGTATTGTTCAATGGCGGAGGAACTAGAGTTTGCACTATAGATTTTCCAGACGTAAATATAACAGTACCGACAGGCAATCAAGGATCGTGGATGTTTGCTCATGAATTTAGTGATGCTGGAGACATAGACCATCCTGCTTTTGGAAAGGAGACAGGTAGCACTTGGGACGGTACTAATGGATTTGTATTTGGCACTGGGTGGGGGACTGATGGACCTAGATGGGGAATAGGATCTCAAGCATTTACGGTTTACTCAACTGTAAGTTCTACTACTGGCGATTATAGGCAGGCGTGGCAGATTTACACAGTAACATATCAAAGAAATACCACAGACGGTTTAAAGACATATCTATGTGACTCAAACGGTAATAGGTTAGTAGATGAACGAGATACTGGCGATTTTGCTATTGGTTCAAATGCTGGTGCTTTGAAAATAGGATCTACGGTAAACAGAAGCGGTAATTGGAATGGCAATATGGACTTTGTTCATATGTGGGACCGTGTTCTTACTCAGGAAGAAGTAAACCAAAATATTAATGCTACTAGAGGGAGATTCGGTATATGAGTCTTCATCATAATCCTAGAATCGTTACTGATGGATTGGTGCTTGCTTTAGATGCTGCTAATCCTAAAAGTTATCCGGGTAGTGGAACTGTATGGAAAGATTTGAGTGGTCACAATAATCATGCCACATTGGTGAATAGTCCAGTCTTTAACGGTGAAGGATTTGTGTTTAACGGAATAGATACATATGCATACTGTGATGATCCAACGCCATTTGACTTTGGAACAGGTGACTTTACATTGTGTATAACATCTAAACCAGCGGCAGTGAATGGATGGAGAACGCTCATAGGAAAAGGTGCTTCTGGGTCTACTGGATACAGCATTACATTCAATACATCTTCAAAATTCAGTATCGATTTGGATTCTCCAACAAATACCCATTGGGGAGATACTACAGTGCTATCTGAAAATAACTATTACAATTTTTGTGCTGTTTTTGATAGAGATGTTGCTGGTAATCAATACATCAACGGAATTTTAACATCATCTCATGATATTACTGGTCAAAATCAAACTGTAAGTAATAGTAGTAATAAACTTACGATTGGTCAATTTGGATATGAAAATTTTCAGTGGCAATATTCCGGCGTGCATTATTCTGTGTTGATATACGATAGAGCATTATCATCCGAAGAAATCAAACAAAACTTTAATGCTACTAGAGGAAGGTTTGGAATCTAATGGGAGCAATAGCAGGAAGACCTACCTTCGGATTATATACTAATGGTCAAGCACAATCTGGTGACAATACCAATTTTACTGGATATTCTCATTCAACCAATGATGCTTTAAGTGGCGATGGATGCTTTGCTATGAGTACTAATGTTTACGGTACTACTATACTAGGTAATGAATTCATACCTGTAGATACATCAAAGTATTATATTCATTCTGTATCAATGAAAACCTATCAAAGAAATTATAACAATAATCTTGGGTCAGGTCATATAGGATTTGCTTGTTATGATGAAAACTATAATTTTATAGATTTAAGAAATTGTGGAGACTTAGGAAACACTA